GCCTATGGCGGCCTTGATTTGGCCAGCACGCAGGATTTGACCGCTTTTGCGTTGCTTTTCAGGGACGACGAGCGCGATTGCTTCTATTTGGTCGTTCACCAGTTTGTCAATTCAGAAAAGGCACACAGCAAGAAATTGAGCGCGGGCGTTGATTACATCATGTTTGCGCGCGAAGGTGATCTGACTTTGACGCCTGGAAACGTTACCGACTATGATATCGTATACGCGCACATCATTGAGCAGTGCAAGCAATACGACGTGCAGACGATTGGCTACGACCCCAAATTTTCGGCGTATTTGGTGCCAAAACTGGAAAACGAAGGCGTCCAAATGCATCCAATGGCTCAAAACATCACCACGATGAACGGCCCAACCAAAGAGTTTGAAATGCAGGTAATGCGTAAAAACATCATTCACGGCGGAAATCGGTGCTTAAGGTGGCAAATTGGTTGCTCGGTGGTGTATGTCGACGTGAACGAGAACAAGCGAGTGACGAAAGAGAAGGTGGAAAGCCGCAAAGTTGACGGTGTGATTGCGTCCATTATCGCAATGAACGAGTACATGCACTGTCAATTGAATGATAACGACATCATGCTGGAAATCTTGAATTTATAGCGCCAAATGAGCACATTTGTATAATGGCCACCTTGGCGGAACGTTTACGCGGGTTTGTTCGCAGCATTGCGTCGTACCAAGACACGACGCCCAGTCAACATTTTAGCATGTGGCCAACCGTTGCGGGCGGCATTGCGGTGACTGAAAAGGGCGCTTTGCGCATTTCGACCGTTTACGCCTGCATTAACAAGATTGCATCGACCATTGCGGCGCTTGACGTTGACGTGTACACACGCGACGGCCAACGCGTCGACGTGGCCAACATGCACCCAGCGCACCTTTTAATCAAGGAACCAAACGCGGAAATGACCGCTTTTGAGTTTTGGGAACGCCTGGTGGCTGAAGCTCTCACGTACGGCTGCGGTTACGCGATCATCGAGCGCAACAACCGCGGATACGGCGAACGCCTGTTGCCCGTTCATTACGACGACGTCGAAGAACGCGAAAACAACGGTGCCAAATACTATTCCGTGCACAATTACGGCGTGGTGATGCCTGAAAACATGCTGGAAATTTGCAACCTGCAACGCATGTCGCCCATTCAGCTGCACCGCGAAAACCTCGGCTTGGCTAAAGCGGCACAGGACTTTGGTAGCGAATATTTCGGGCAAAAAGGGCAAATGACGGGCGTGCTGGCCAGTGATCAGCCGTTGCGCAAGGAACAAATGGACGTCATCCAAAATTCTTGGAATCAGTCCACAATGAACGCGGGCACGAAATTGTTGCCGTTTGGCTTTAAATACCAGCGAATTACCATTACGCCCGACGAAGCGCAGTTCATTGAAACGCGCAAATTCCAAGCGGAAGAGATTTGCCGCATTTTCAGCGTTCCGCCGTCGCTGGTGCAATTGCCGCAACAAACAACGTTTAACAACGTTGAACAACAAAACCTGATGTTTGCCCGCCACACGATTGCACCGTGGGTCAAGCGCATTGAACAGGAAATTGACCGCAAATTGATTCAGAGTTATGAACGGCCTGATGTTTACAGTCGTTTTAGCATGAACGATTTGTATCGCGGCGACCTGAACGCACGCGCCAATTTTTACCAGCAAGCATTGCAAAACGGTTGGATGTCAATCAACGAAGTGCGCGCCAAAGAGAGCATGAACCCCGTTGAAGGGGGTGACGTGCATTTGGTCCAGGTGAACACCCTTGCCTTGGATCGCGTCGGCGCCTATTCAGACAAAATTTCGAGCGATGAGCAACAAACAGAATGAAATAAACAACGCTGAAAAGCGGACCATGGGCACCATTGAGGTGCGCGAAGCCGACACCGACGAAATGGTGTTGGAAGGTTACGCGGCGGTGTTTAACAGTGAAACCGACCTGGGACCGTTTCGCGAAGTAATCAAACCAGGCGCATTTAGCGACGTGCTCACCAACGACGTGCGCGCGCTAATCAACCACGACGCCAATTTGATTTTGGGCCGCACAAGCAACGGCACGTTGGAATTGGAACAGGACGACCGCGGTTTGAAGTACCGCGTGAAATTGGGAAACCAGACGTATGCACGCGACTTTTACGAATCAGTGAAGCGCGGCGACATTTCGCAATCGTCATTTGCATTTACGATTGAGGAAGAAAGTTGGAACGAGCAAAGAACCGTTCGCAGCGTCAATAAGGTGCGGCAGTTGTTGGACGTGTCACCTGTGACATATCCAGCATACGCAGCCGCCACGGTGCAGGCGCGTGACCAACAGCCTGAGACGGAAGCGGCACCAGCGCCCGAGGTGGAAACACCAAAGGCTGAGGCGCCAAAGAAGGATACAAAAACCCGTGGCAAACGCCACACATCATTTTCGACTATGACAACAAAAGACATGGTTGGTCTGCGCACGAAGCATTACGAAGAGCACGTGGCGTTGACCCAAAGCGCGGACAAAGAGGGCCGCGAATTGACCGCTGAAGAACGGTCACGTTTGGATTTTCTGGAAACGGAAATTGACAGCTTGGACGAGCGCGTGAAGCGCCGCAAAGCCCAAGAAGAAATGATTGCTCGCCAAGCACAAGTTGGCGTTGCGGGAAGCAGCGAGCAAAAGGAAATTGACCGCGTGAACCGTCGGTTCTCACTTTCCCGCGCAATCTTGGCTGCCTACAACCAAAAGCCTTTGGAAGGCGCTGAGGCTGAATGGCACCAGGAAGCCCGTGGCGAAGCCGCCAAGGCTGGCATTCCAATGAGCGGAAACGTGGGCATTCCCGCCAAAGCACAACAGCGTGCATTGGGCGATGCCGACGAGCACGCCGCTTCGACGGGTTCAGGCTCTGCCTTCGTTCCTACCATTGTGCAATCAGCGGTTGAAGCCTTGTGGGCGCCATCAGTTGCCCAGCAAGTGGGCACCACGGTGATTACGGGCGCAACTGGAAACCTCATTTTCCCAAAGACGAAGACCAAGCCGTCTTTGTCTGCTGACATTGCAGAGGGTGGCAACAACAGCACCTCGAGCCTTGAGTTGGACAGCGTTACGTTGTCACCACGCCGCGCGTCTTACTACACGCAGCTCACGCAGCAGCTCATGTTGCAAGGCGGCAACGTTGACGAGTACATTTCTCGCCAATTGGCAAACGGCATCAACCAGCGGATTGACGCCGCTTTCTTTGCAACCGTGTTGGGCGCAACGGGCGTGACGGACAACAGCAGCGCGGGCGCTGACACTACGTTGGACGCCGCTTTGGTGTACGCAATGGAAAAGGATTTGTTGGCCAACTACGCAAACCTTGACGGTGCTGTGTGGGTGATGTCACCAAAAGCCCTTGAGTTGTCACGCAGCGAAGCAGCCGTTTCAAGCGTTTCTGCATTGCACGACGGTGGACGTTTTGCTGGTTACAACTACTACAAAACCCCACACGTGGCGGATACGGACAACAACGCAGGCGATGGCGTCGGCTCATGTGGTCAGTTGATTTTTGCAAACTTCCAACAGTCAGCCGTTATGGCATTGTTTGGCGGTTTGGACATCTTCGTGGACCGCGCAGGCGCTTTGGCAGTGTCTGGTGAAATGAACATTCACCTGAACCGCTACTACGATTGCGATGTGACCAACGCAGCGGCAATCAGCATCTGCACCGACTGCGCATAAGATTGGATGAACGGGAACCCTGGGCGCGTCCTGGGGTTCCCTTAATTTTCTCTGAAATGGTTGTAAATCGCCCCACACCGACGACGGCAACGGACATCATTTCGTTGGCCGACATGAAAGAGTTCCTGCGCGTGGATCACGACGACGAGGACACGACGATTGCCGCCCTTATGGACGCGGCGGTGCTCTTTTGTGGCGATCGTACAAACAGGCATTTTACAGCCAACACAGAGGCGATTTTTTACCTTAACAATTGGCGTGCAGCTGCACTCGCGTTTGGCCCAGTGGGCAACGTTCAAAACGTCAAATACTACGACGTCAACGGCACGCTGCAAACCCTGGACACGTCACTGTGGTACGTTGAAAAGCGCACCGACGGCGTTTGGCGCATTTTCTTCCACGACGTCCCCGACGTTGAAGATTACAACGCCCAGCCAATTGAAATCACGTGCCGTGTAGGCGCGACCGCATCGCCCAACATCAAACACGCAATCCGCATGATTGTGGCGCATTGGTACGAAAACCGCCGCGCGGTTGTGGTGGGCGCAGGCGTTGGGGCGGCAGGCGTCCCAATGGCCGTTGATTCATTGTTGAACCCAGAGCGCATCGAAACCAGCTGGCAATGAATATTGGGTTCATGGATCGGCGCATTGAATTGCAAACCAACACGGGCACGTTGGACGGGTACGGCGCCACCACGTCGTCCTGGACCACCAGCACCACCGTGTGGGCCGCCATGGACATCACTGGCAGCAATGCCACGATTGAGCTTGAACAGGAAACGACGAAATACCTTGTGACTTGGCGCGTTCGAAGCTCAACAACAACACGCACCGTTACACCCAAGTGGCGCGTGAAGTACGGCAAAGACATTTACGAGATTAAAGCGGTGCGTGAAAAGGGCCGCAACGACGAGTTGCATTTGATCACCGAACGAATTGTGGCCGAATGATACACGTCGAAGGATTGGCCCAATTTGAAAAGCGCATTCAACGCGCGTCCAACTGGCAGAAGCTCGATGAGAAGGGCATGAAGGCAGCGGGCCGCCGCGCGCTGAACATTTTCGTGAAGCACGCCAAGGGCAGCATTAAGGACTTCCCGCGCGACATTGAGGTGATTCGCAAAAGCGGACGCCGCACTGTCGAAAAGGGAACGTTGCGCCGCTCAATTGGCATTTGGGCCATTAAGCGAAGCGGCAACCACTTGTCGGCTGGCCCACGGGCTGGGTTTTTGAACAGGCTCAATGTTGCCGAACGCAACGACGCGTGGTTTGCGCACATCGTCGAAGGCGGAAACCAGTTTGGAATGAATTTGCAGACGCGCAACACGGGTGTGATTGAGCGCAGTATTAAAGCCACCGAGCAGAGTGTGAGCAAGACGTACGCGCAACAACTCAAGTTGAACTTTCCAAGGTACATGAAATGAAGGTGGGCCTTGCGTTATATCAGCTGCTTGACGACGCCGCGTTGGTTGAAGGTCGGATCTATCCCGAGCAAGCACCCGACGGCGCCGAAACGCCCTACATCGTCTACACGGTCACCAGCAACAGGCCCGTGGACGACAAACGCCGCACACCTGTTGATGAAGCAAACGTGGATGTGGTCACCGTGCATTCCACGTACGGCACCTGCATGTCGCTTGCCGATAATGTGCGCGCAACGTTGGACCGCAAAAGTGCAGAAGTAACCGACGCAATTGCGGGAAACATTGATGTTCAGTCAATCAGATACACCAACGAAACTACCGAAATTAGCAGTGACCGCAAATTGTATGCGGCCATTCAGGAATACACAATACGCATCACACGATGATTGAAAACTGGTTTTTGAATAACTGGGGCGAACTCATTTTGGGATTCATGGCATTTGTAAAAATTGTCGTGAACATCACCCCAACCGAAACCGATAACAAGGTGTTCGGTTACCTCGATTTGTTGATTAACGCGATTGTTGGCGATCGCAGAAAAAAGAAGAACTAACATGGCACAAACAACTGGCATCCTTAACGGATCACAACTGACAGTGATGTTTGGCGACGCGGGCACCTCGCCCACCTACGTGGTCGTCGATAACGTCACCGATTTGAGCGTTTCAATTTCAACTGACACGCGCGACACGACCACCAAGAACAACGCGGGTTACCGTGCGCTTTTGCCTGGTCTTAAGTCCCTCAGCGTCAATTTCACCGCGCTGTACGCAACCGACGCAACGCAAGGTTTCAATGAGCTGATGACGGCCTACAACAACGGCACGAAGCAAGCCGTTAAGGTGACGTCTTACGACTTTGACGCCACGCCGTCAGCCACGGAAAACACGGGCGACGACCGTTTGGTGTTTGACGCGTACGTGACCAGCCTTGAACTCAGCGCAGGAACGGAAGACAACGCTTCCTTCACTTGCACGATGGAATGCGTTTCTGCGATTACGTACGAAACAATTCCCGTATGACGATAACGCTTGACGGCAAAACGTTTCCCGTTCGCGCCACGATGCGCGCCTGGAAGAACTTTGAAGATGCAACGGGGGTGAAGGTGTCGCAAATCGAAAGCGATGACGTCACCAAAATTCCCACGTTGGTTTTCTACTTTGTGCAGGAAGGTTGCGCGAAGCAGGGCATGAAGTTCGACATGGCGCTGGACGATTTTTTGAGCCTGATTGAAATTTCA